AAGTAACATCAACTAATATTGCATCATATGAAGCTAAAGAAGAACCTGTTGATGTTTTTGATCCTATAAGATTTGAGGGACTAAATAGACAAGAGGAGGTAAAAGCGGGAACTTCGGAAATAATAGTACCCCCTAGTCAACCTTTACCTAATGCAGAAGAATCAATTCTCATAGGCCCTACTCTTCCTGAAGAAACAGAAATAGAAACACCAATTACCGATATAGTAGAAACAGATCCTGATTATAATGATAGTAATAAAACAGAAAACGAAAACAGAACAGAATCAGATCTTCCAGACCCAGATACAATAACAAGTGATAATGCACCTGAGTTTGATTTAAATGAATTAATGGGATAAAATTATGGCAAAATACTTTACACTAGCACAATGTCTTTATTCAAATACAGCCAAATCTAGAGGAATATCAAATGTTCCTGGGGTAGATGGTGAAATTTTCCCCTTAACAGGTTATCAGATAAAAGAAAATATTAATAAAACAATGAAATATTGTGTAAATCCTGCTAAGGATATATTTCCTGGTTTAATAATAACATCAATGTATAGATCGGGTAAATTAAATCAAGCAATAGGGGGAAGCCCAACAAGTCAACATTGTTTTGGGATGGCAGCAGATATTCAAGACACCGATGGTACTGCTACATCAATAATATTCAACTGGATAATTGATAACTTACCTACATGGGATCAAGTAATATGGGAATTTCCAGAAAGAGGAGAAAAGTCATGGATCCATATATCTTATAATGAACAAAGAAACAGAAAACGAACAACATTAGCTTCCAAATCTGATTACCTTCATAACCAATATGGAGGTAGTAGAAGTGGAAATTATCAACATAACATAAAAAGAGCTTATCCTGATTATATAAGTCCTAACTTTGCATAAAAATAATTAATATGGCTTATACACCAACACCCCCCAATTTATATCAAGGAAAACAAGTATTAATAAACTCAGATAGAATATTATTTAATGCTAAAGATGATTCTATACTTTTATTTTCGGATAAAGCTATAGGATTTAGTACAAAGGGAAATATACATTTTGACTTAGGATTGGGTATTAATGAAACCAAAAATGGAAATAACAGGAATAAATTTATAGTAAATTCTCCTAATATATACCTAGGTTTACAAGATAATGGAAGTTTACCCAATGAACCAGCTTTATTAGGAAATGAAACTCAAACATGGTTAAATGACTTACTAGCATTAATTGACGATATATTAGATGATATTTTAAGTAAAGTATCTTTTGTAACAACCGCCCCTGGAAGTCCCACAGCACCCAACCCAAATAATTTCCCCGTATTACAATTAAGAAAAGGTGAAATAGAAAGATTAAGTCGAGCATTAGAAGAAATAAAAAGTACAAATACAAAATTAGTATAATATGTCAACACAAGCAATAAGAACAATTATTACTACTCAAATTGATTTCCCCATAATGAATGCTAAAAACAAATTAAGGGAAGAAGGAAAGAAAAAAGTAGATAAATTAAAATCAAAATTACCAACAATAGAAGAACTTAAAGAACAATTTTTATCTGATAATTGTGAATTGGGGGCCCAAGAAAAACTCCAAAAACAGTTTGATAATTTTAAAGAAAAAATAAATGCAATAATGGGGGCTATAGATGCTGCCATCCAACTTCTAGATTCTTTAAAGGAAAAACTTAATAGAATAATAAATGAAATTATACCTAAAATAAAATCAATATTAGATACTTTAGAACCTATTATAACAGCTTTAAATCTTATTTTAAAAATAATCCCTAGAATAGCATTAGGAGTCCCTACAGCTGTACCCGGTGTAAGTGCAGGAGTAATTTTAACACTTGAAAATACCTTAAAAACAGCAAAAGCATTAGCAGGAGAATTTTTGGCACTAATAGCTAGTGTAAGACTTATGTTTAATATTTATGAGAAAAAAATTAGAAAAATAACAGATCCTTTAAACCAAGCTGTAAATGCTTTAACAAAATTTTCAGAATTTGTTAAACAAAGATTAGGCGTTTTAGATATGTTATTACTAATGTATTTAAATAAATGCAATGTGGGAAACCAAGATACTGTAGATCCTTCAACAGGAAATGTAAATGTTAATCTTTTAAATCCAGATTTAAATACTTTAACAGAATTATATGGGGATCTAATAGGGGGAGTATCAGATAATAAGGCTATAGAAAGAATAAAAAGTATTAAATTTGGATTTCAAACAAGTTACAAAGTAATTAATATTTAACTAATATTTCTATTTAATACACTTTTTTAAAAAAAATTATATTTATAACAAACAACAATAATAATGAAAGCAAAAACATTTGAAAATCTAATTAGAAAAATAGTTAGAGAAGAAATTGATTATGCGTTACGCAGAGAAATCAAATCACTTAAAGAAGATTTACGTGATGAAATTAAACCAAGAATTGTAGAAGATACTAAAGCCCCGGAAGTGGTAAAAAACTCATTAAAAGAAAAAATAATGGGTAATGTACCTTTAAGACAACATAAAAATACCCATTTCACATCTAATAGTTCATTAAATGATCTATTAAATGAAACAGCTCAGGGGGATACTAACACACGAACAGCTATGGCTCCTGTAAATTTATCTCAACCCTTTGCAACAGGAGGAGCTTTACCTATGGATACAACAGGTATGCCTGACCCCGTAGCAAAAGCAGTAACAAGAGATTATAGTGGTTTAATGAAAGCAATTAATAAAAAGAAAAATAAATAATGCCTTTAATACAATCATCTAGAAGTATAAGTCCCTTAGATCTTAACAAAAATGTTAAGATAGGGATTGCTTTCCCTTTAGATGATGTAAATTTATTTAATGGAACTGAAACTGTAAAAGATCAAGTAAAAACAAATTTAATAAATGTATTATTAACCGAAAAAGGAGAAAGAGTAAATTTACCTAATTATGGTGTAGGTTTAAAAGGATTATTATTTGAACAACACCCTAATGAAGATAATTTAAAGGAAGAGATAACAACACAAATAAGCATTTATATCCCTGAAATAACGTTAATAGATGCAGTAGTAGATTTTATAAGTAATGAAAATCTATTATATATAAAAATAATATATAGTTTCAAATTAGATGGGACCACAGATTCAATTCAACTTAATTTTAACGAATAATGGCTTACTCAAAAGTAAATAATACAACACAAGACAAAGATGTCAAATATCTAAATAAAGATTTTAATTCTTTTAAATCTCAATTATCTGAATTTGCTGAAGTTTATTTCCCTGATAATTTTAATGATTTTAGTGAAGGTAATCCAGGAATGATGTTTTTAGAAATGGCTTCTTATGTAGGTGATGTTTTATCTTTTTACACAGATACCCAATTAAAAGAATCATTTTTACTTACTGCTCAAGAAAAAGAAAATATATATAACATAGCTTATGCTATGGGGTATAAACCAAGAGTAACTTCTGCGGCTTCCACAGATTTAGAAATATTTCAATTAGTCCCCTCTAAATTAGTCCAAATTGGACCCGATTCGGGAGATGATGCTTATATACCTGATTATAGTTATGCTTTAGAATTAAATACAAACTCAACTTTTGAATCAACTGATGGACCTTCTTTTTATACCATAAATGATGTTAAGTTTAATTTTTCTTCATCTTTTGACCCAACAACTGTGAGTATATATCAATACGATTCTTTAAATAACCCCGAATATTATTTATTAAAGAAAAAAGTAAGAGCCATTTCAGGAGAAGTAAGAACACAATCATTTACTGTGGGAGATGCAGAAAGATTTAAAACACTAACCGTGTTTGATGAAAACATAATGTCAATAGAATCTATTATAGATTCTGAAGGTAATATATATAGCGAAGTTCCCTATTTAGCTCAAGATACTATGTTTGAACAAGTAGAAAATACCGCAGCTAATGATCCTGATTTACATGGTTTTACCCAACAAACACCTTATCTTTTAAAAGTAAAAAGAGTACCAAGAAGATTTGTCTCAAGATTTAAAGCAGATAATACTTTAGAAATACAATTTGGTGCTGGTAATAGTGATAAAGCTGATGAAAATATAATTCCTAATCCTGATAATATAGGTTTAGGAATTAAAGATGGAAGGAATAAACTAGATGTAGCTTATGATCCCTCTAATTTTTTATATACAAGAGCTTATGGTCAAGTTCCCGCTAATACCACACTTACCATTACTTATGTAATAGGGGGTGGATTAAAATCTAATGTAAATAGTAATACTATTACAAAAGTAAAAGAACTAGACATAACAGAAAACCCCAATTTAGATGGGGGGATGGCATTATTTGTAAGAAATTCAATAGCTTCATCAAACCCAGAAGCTGCAAGAGGGGGAGGAGCTAGAGAATCTTTAGAAGAATTAAGAATGAATGCAATGGCTAATTTTGGAGCCCAACAAAGAACAGTAACAAAAGATGATTATTTAATTAGAGCTTTATCTATGCCCCCTCAAT